GTTCGTTGCGTGCTGTACTAGTTCATCTTTTTTCATCTGGCTAAGCATTGAGGTAATGGACTGTGACACTGTGGTTCTCCTTGTGGTTGTTCCTTATAGGTGGTAACACTATCGGATATGCGTGTATGTGTCAAGTATTTAGACGCTTATTTGTGTGACATTTGTGTAACTTTTCTGTGCTATTTCTGTGATATATCTACGCTGTGTTAGGCGTACCTCACACGACTAGGCGACCTAGCAATGCGGTGCGAACAAGCGTTCGGCTGTGGATAACTAGGCACGATACACACACGATACACACGAGGCTGTGGATAACCATACGAACAAGCGTTCGCCTGTGGATAACCGTGTTCGCTACCACCCCTAGCCGACCCCGAGAGCAGGGCAGAAGCCCCGTCAACTTTCCAGAGATGTGCTGGCTGTGTGGGGGCGCATATGACACAAAATTGGTGCCGCATTTTCTGAATAGATTTATCCAACCCTAAAGCACGGTGGTGATGATATGGCCCTCTATTTGGTCCGCAGGTATCGGATAGTCCACCACTAGTGCTCGCTGCACCCATCGGTCGGTTCCGTCATACCGTGCCTGAAATGGTCGTCTGCCATGCACTCTGATTCGGTTGTTGAGTACCAGCAAGTCTCCGTATCTAAGTACTACTGATTCAACTGATGAGTTGATTGCCTCTCTTAGTTCTTCTAGTGCTAGTTGTGCGTGTGCATTTATCCCAGTCATCACCGTGTCGTCGTACACGAGTTCCAGGCCTTTGCCATTATCTTGCAGTACTGACAAAGTGAACTTGGTATCTGATGCTCCGTCTTCTTTGAATGATGGGTCTACACCTGTTTCAAACCATGGCTGTTTTAGTGTCTCTATAGTTTCAGGGGATAGTTTTCCCATGATTTCGTTAAGAGATGCATATGTAGTATGTGCCGCGCTGTCACCTCTCAAACACAGCAGGAGAAGATATGAGGGCTTGTACGGGTGGAATGCCGTCTCTGTGTGTAGAGCCAGTTCCACCTTGGATGATGAACTGATTTGCTCGGTCTCGTTCTTTTTGACTGGCAGCAGGTTCTGAATCAAAGCACCCTTTTGCTCTTGGATGTATCCGATTGGATACCCAAATTCCCGAGCGTGTTTGAGTAGTACTTGAGTTGCTTGCATGTCTGGTATGCCGTAAGGAGACGCAGGGGTGGGCGGAATTTCTCCGATGTCTAGACCCCTGAATAAAATAAGACTCATCTTGCAATTCCCGTTAGATTTATCTAAGATTCAAACACATCTGAGAGCATGCTGCCTTCTGCTCGCAAATTGAATCCGCTTGTTCGGTTGTAGTGCAGCCACTGAATATCGTCAATCTTTAGGTCATTGACAATCTTCAGTATGGTCAACTCAACATCTAGGCTGCCCGATGTGTAGACATCAATTCGCACATGGGCTGGGGTTGGCTCATCAAAGATGTGGACCGAGATATGTGAGGTATCCAGCATGAGCGAGCCGATAAGTCCTCGCGCGCCCGCGCGCCTGGAGTAGCGCACGCGCGTGCCCCCGAGACGATGAACGCCGATTGTCTCTGCTGTATCTTTGAGGAACCTGCGCAGTTGTCGCTTGCTGGTGATTGGAAATGCCGTTTCGGCATTAATCATCAGATGATTATGAGCGTACTTCTTCCTCGCCATATGGATTTTCCGCTTTCTTGATGCAGTCGTTAAGGGTCAATTCCGCCCAATAAACAAACTCTTTTAGGTCGGTTCCTGGGAACTGCAATCGTAGTACATGCTGAGCCACCATGCGGTTATTAATTGCATCTCCCCTGTAAATATCCACATCTGTTCCACCAGCCCACCGTGCAGACCAGACATCCTTGCCATCACCAAAAATATCTATGGATACTTCGTGGGTGTCTATAACTTTCATAACGGCTCCTGTAGTCGGTTAGATTTATCTAACTTGCTGTGTACTGAGTTTGTTGATAATTGCCTTTTCAAGCATATACGCATGTTCGTATTCGTGGCGCATTGCATCAAAATCCTTGAATTCTGCCCAGTAACTCATTTTAACTGCCGTTTTTCGCCATAATTCAATCAAATTCGCCGCATTTGTCGCATCGTCGTGCATGAGGCACTTAGTGACAGGATTTTTGACTCTGTCCAAGAAATCTTCATAAGTGATTTCAGTCATTGATTGTCGCCTTTTCGTATGCCTTAAGTGCAACAAGCATTAAATCATTGAAGCGTTGAGCAGAAAGGGTGTCGTACACATCGGTCGCTCATTTCTTAGCCGCCTGTTCGTAAACTTCCATCGCATCGTGTGGATTGCCTTCAACCAAATACTGATGCATCACTCCAGCAAGATTGCACCACTTTTCCGTCTCTTCTCGCGCTTGGCCAGCGATTGCTTTCCAGCGGTCGCGTTCAAATTCAAGGCTAAGTGCTTTCTTTGCCATAATTTCTGATTCAGATTCCCAGCCTTCAACTTCATTATTTGTCAGTTTGGTGGCGATTTCTTTCCACTTATCGCGCTCGTTCTCTGCGTCTTTGAGTTGGCGGAATGTTTCCATATCCATTTTCGCTATTTTTGATTTATCCATCATTTCCCTCGTTTCGTATTCTGCTTGTGCACCGCACTTACCAGTTCCCTCGTAGGAACATTGAGCCTTCCATGGCGTCATGTCGTAAACATCACACCAGGAAACTCCACACTTTTCTGTTTCTGCTTCGTACATTTTTACTCCCACCACCCACCATCTTGCTTGTTATTCAAAAACTCAACAAGAGTGCTGAATGGGATAAGAATATCTTTTGGGGCGCTATAAAACCACTCGTTTATTTCTCGTTTTTTGTCAAATGCGCTGACTTTTCTCCACCTGTCATATGTCTTTGGGGAGATGCAAACTATGCCGTGAGATATTTGTGAAATCAAAACATATGCTGCTGGTTTCTTGACCTTTGCATCGTAGCCAGACACGGTATCAACAAAAAGAGAATTGAATGGGTAAGAAAGAACATCGTCAGTGAAGTCCCTGGTTGATGATTTGACTTCAAGACAGTTTTCGGACCAGTCAAAAACAATGTCTTTTTCGTACTTAGTCATAAATTCGCGCTCTTCATTGCTCTTGGCAATTTGCACTTCAGTTGCGCGGCAGCGAACACCGTTGTCATTCAGTCGGCGCGCTACTTTTTTAGCCCAAGTTCCACCTTCATAGAAGGAATTCACATAATCAAAAGCCATATTTTCAGTCGTACCTGTTGTTGTATAGCATGTCCATCACTTCGTCTGGTTCAAGCAGGAAACCTCGTGTTGGATTGTCTGAGTTACGAGCAAAATCACCCTTTGTTTCCTCGTTGAAACGGCCTGGATTAGCGCGTAAGTACCGCTTTAACCGCTCAACCGAAACAATCACAAACGCTTCGCCAAGCGAGTAGATGTAGACCCACCATTGCGCCGTGGTTACATTGATTCCAGACTTTTTCCACCCTCTGTTATACGGGTTTTGGTCTGTTTCTACCACCATTCTGCCATTGCGATATCTATCGGTCTTTACTTCGCTTGAACCTGATATCAGACTCTGGAAAAACTTCTTTACCGACTCTTCACCTTGTTGACCAAACGCAAGGTCAGCATCAAAATTAGGGCTGATATCAAAGCCAGGGTTGTAACCACTCACTTTTCATCGGCTTCTTTTGTTACGCACTCCCAGCCGCATGCAGAGTAGCCAATTGCATCTTTCCAATGGTCCTCATTTTCTGGAGTCCATGTGAGGCGGGCAGTCTTCAGCAGGTTCATCATCGCTGCCACATCGTGAGGCTTAACAACCAACTTCCCGCGCCTATGAATGGTGCGTTCAAGGTATGTCTGCCAGAACTCTGCAGTTGTTGTGAAGTCGTCAAATGGTTCGCCGTACGAACTATTGCGCTCACCGTCAATGATTTTTGCTGTATCAACCAGGATTTCGCCACGAATATTCATGGCTGGAGCCTACCTAGTTATTTGCATCTATGTGCATATTCAGGACCCCATGCGCACGGGTCCCATGGGTCCCAGCCAGCGAGCCTGAACAGTTCTCGTCCAACTATCAAGTTGTTGACAGGGTCAAGTAGGTCTTTTTGCTTGCAAAAGCCGAACTGGACGCACGCAATGGCGTTTTTGTTTCGGCTTATATCCCAGTTCACGCCGTTAATTTGGAGCAAACCAGAGTCCGACTTATTCGTTGCTTTGGTGTAGCCAGTTATGTTGCAGTTTTCGTCAACAATGGAACTACCAATGCGATTCGGGCAACCACCCGACTCGCGAAGAATGATTTGTCCCAACTTTTTCCAAGTCTTCTTGGGCCAACCAGCCTGAGCGGCCAGTTGAGGAAGCCATGAAATGTCCCCATGAGCAAACACGATTGCCTGCTGGGATTGGGTTCGTCTTTCGTCTTGCTTTTGTAACAATTGTGCTGATTGGGAGGGTTCTCTCCATGAATCAACTGTCGGCACTGATGCCGCCTCGGCTGGTATTGCTACGCCAAGGGTGAAAAAAAGTAAAGAAATTCCCCATCCAGTAATTGTTTTCAATTTTCTCTCCTGCTATCGGTGGATATGTCTGCGGCGTCCTAGTAATTACCGCGCTATGTATCTTTATCGCAAGTACATCTAGTCTATCAAATAATTACAGGCTGATTACAACTTCTGCGGATTTCCCTTAAAGTACTTGACAAATTCGTCTCCATCAATGATGATTTCAGGTATTAGTGCTTCAATTTGCAACAGTAAATCAACGACTTCGGTGATTTTGATGAAGTTTCTTTTACCCGCAATAGACCTAGAAAGCAAGTTTTGAATAGATTCGTCTATTAGTTCATAGATATTGGTCATATTCCCACCCTAGCGCAATAATTGCACTACCAAAACCCTAAATGATGTAGTCCGCCTTTCGCTAGATTTATCCGATAGTATGTCTGCATGGCACATAACATAGAAATCGGAAAAGACGGACGCGCCAAGATGGCGTATTCAAATAGGGAAATCCCATGGCACCGACTAGGCAAGCCAATGGACAAAGACGCACTCACGGCAGAGCAGATGCTCGTAGCGGCTCAGGCTGACTTTGATGTGGTGCTTGCGAGCGTGGCCGCAATTGACGCAGAAGGCAATATGTTGCGCAACCCAGACGGAACCCCAGTCATTATTGACGACTCTAGAGCCACCGTGCGAGTTAATCCGAACGGAACATTTGATGGCCTGTCAACGGTGGGCACTCGTTTTGTTGTTCAGCAAAATCGCGAGGTCCTAGACCGTGCGCTGGATGTGGTTGGCGCTTCAAAAGGGGACGCTGTAGTTGACACCGTTGGAGTCCTTGACGGCGGTCGTGAATTCTTCGCCTGTATTGACTTGGGTGGGCTGATTATTGACCCGACTGGAGTCAATGACCAGATTGAGCGCTTCCTTCTCGTCCGCAACGGGCATAACGGAAAGACTCCAATCACCTTCGCAAACACCTCAATTCGTGCTGTATGCAAGAACACCGTTATCGCAGGCTTAGACGCCGCTAGGAGCGTGTTTACGGCACGCCACACCCGTAATGCGGACTCTGCGATGGAAGAAGCACAGACGGTTCTGCGCATGTCTACAGAGTGGGCTGCAGAATTTAGTCGCACAGCAGAAAAACTGCTCGCAATCCCAATGAATCCAGTAAAAATTGACAAAGTCATTTCTACTGCTTTCCCAAAAAAGACGCAAGAAACACAGCGCCAAGAGGAGAATCGCGAGCAAGTTTGGGCAATCGTTAGAGACATCTACAAGAACTCAAACAATGCTGGTGGGTACGGCGAAAACGGCTGGTCAATGCTTAATGCAATTGGCGAGTATCTTGACCACTATCGCGATGCAGACATGCTTGACCGCGCAAATGCGTCAATGAACATGTACTCGTGGGTTTCAAAGACCAAGGTTCAATCTGAAAAATTTATTCTTTCGCTAGTTTGACATTGCGTAATGCGATAATGTTCATGTCGCGCAAATATTTTTGTCAAACGAGATTGGATATCTATGTCAGATTTTAATGACGGGGAAGAAATTCCAAGCAGAGACGAGTTTTTGGCGTTTCTCAGTGACTTCATTGCCAGTGCGCGCAAGTCAGACGAAATGTTTCGCTCTAATTACTGCGGCATGGTCGTCAACAAGGTCTATAACGACTTTGGGTATGAAGGTCTTTGTAACCTGATGATGGCAATTGATGACAGAGCACATTGGATTTCGGACATTTTGATTGAAAATTCCGATTTAGATGAAATCATGTTCGCGAAGTACGGGTTTTATGACTCAAAAATTACAGAGAAGGCTCGCAATACGCAAGCAATGCTTGAGTTGAACGGAAAAATCTGGAAATTGCGTCGTCGTTACGCGAAGTTGATTGTTGAAGAACTAATTAACGGCAGCCCAATGGAAGAAGAAGAGGCGAGATGAGCGGATTAGCGCGTCATAAAGTCGCTAGTTCAATATGGAATCGCTTTATTGACAAAACATTAGGCATGTCCGATGAAGAAATTTCGGAATGGGTTAAAAACAACTACCCAAACGGCGAAATTAAGAGTAAAAAAGACAGATTTGGCAAAACAATATGGTTTGTTGATGTGTCTTCAATCAATTTGGCATTTCCCGCAGGGGAATAACACCGTTTTTTCTTACAAGAAGTTTTTTGCGTCAAGAACAACGCCGTAAATCTTCTCAAAATCTGCGCAAAGCGGCTTGATTGACTGCGGTGTTCCGTGAGTCGTGTAAACCCTTGTCCCCAAGTGTGCGGGAGGGTACATTTTGAACTTATTGTTCTTGTTTATTACCGTAAACCCGATTTTTTCAATTTCTCTTACAAACTTCATGATTGATTTATTGCCATGGACTCTTGCCATTTTTTACCTCGTTAACTAGTGATAGTACGAGTTACTGTCTACAGGCAAAAATCAAAAATGACAACCCTAGGGCGTGTGCTTACGCCCTACTCTGGCTTCATGAAGTCTGGTGGAGCAATCTTTACCTCGTCTGGGCGCAGGGAAAAGGCTCTGCTTGCCTTTTTTGCATCGTCCTCTGAGATTTGAGTTGGGGAAATACCAAGAATGCCCGCCATACGCGACCTAAAGGTCTTTGACGAGCGGTTCTTGCTCATGATTACTTGGACAGCCAACTCCGCAGGCGCTTGAGAATGCCCTTGCGCTCAGCGATAGCAATTGCTTCGTTGATTTGCTGGGTGACTTTTTCGCGAACTTCCTCAAGTGCTGCTGGAACTTCAATGGTCACTTCTGCTGTTACTTTTTTTGGAGCAGCCTTCTTCTTTGGCGCAGCCTTTTTCGCTGGAGCCTTCTTAACTGCTTTTTTTGCTGTTTTCTTTTTAGTTGCCATAACTATGAACCCTAGCCTATTATCCGCCACCAGCGGTGAAACTATTGCTAGTGTTCGTTGGTG